AAAATTTTATCCAAATTAAGGCCCATTATTAAGGAAGATAAGCTCGGGGAGATGTCCAACCCGAAAGAAACTAATACATTATATATTCCGTTGTTAAACAAATTCAACATATCGCCAATACTTTCAACAACAATAACTTCTTTGCTTTCTTTTATTGAGGATCGGGTTTTTTCAGAAGTGAAATAAGGATATATCCACTTTGTTTTTTTTCCGACATGCTTCCATTTGGGTCGATTAGGCTTTTGAGACAAATCTCTACCAGCTAAACCATGAATCTTTGAAAATTTATTATAAATAGGAAAAACATAACGCTGATACATATGACCTTCCGTGCTTAGACCCGAATTTAAATCTTTTAAAATATCCACCTTTATGGATTTCTTTTCGTAAAAAGAATAATGAGGCAATAAATATTTTGCATAATCATCATTGAACAACTTCTCCGAAATAATAGAGGATGCTTCGCCAGTAAGGGTTCTAGTAACAAACGAAGCTTCGCTAGAAGTTACCATTGAAAAATCTGAATTAGTTTTTTCCACCAAAGCTTTAAAAGGTTTGAACCCCTCACCAGCAACATAATCTTTCCATACTCCTGTATCCTTATAAATTTGCACGGCAGAATTATTATCTCCCCCTCTATATAAAGCTGAAGTCTGCCAATAGTCCCCTCTGTCTTGAAGCTTATACCCCAAATCCAAAAGTGTTTGATAAAAATCTATATTCATAAAGTCTTATATTGGAAGCTCTAAATTTATTTCTTCACCCCCATCAAGATCATTAATTTCAGATCGTTGAGCCACCAGATCAACCAAATCTCCTCTGTCTATAATTTTAAAATTGTCAAATTCAAAATTTATATAATTCTTTTTTTGAGATCCGTCAGGCATTTCAACAAGATTTTGAGCTCTAGCTACATCCGCTCCAAAGTTTCTAGCTTTTTCAATTTTCATTATATGTCTACCACAAAAAACAGGATCTTCTTGAAGCTCGTTTGTTGTCTTGTTTCTTAAAATTAAAAGATGGGAGCAAAATTGCTTTATTCTATGACTTAAAGAAATTACGCTTTCGTCATCTACTACAGCTTCTGAATTTCTATTGCCTACTGTGCCAACTCTATTCGCCTGAACACTGGTCATTAAGGATACTAAAGCTGACCCTTCAAATACCAAATCTCTTTGTATTAATTTTTTAAACTTATCAACCATCTCTCCTATTACTTGATATTCACTCTTAAACTTATTAGTCATTTCAAAACTTGATTTAATATAATCAAAATTTATAATTAATTTGTTTCCTCTTCCTATTTGGGAGTAATAGTATCTTTTTATATAAGTTATAATTTCGTCAACATTTTTCCCACCAACATTATAGTAGTCGTATCTAATGGAGCCTGACTCTATTTTTTTTAAAGCAGACTCCACTTGAAACTTACATTCTTCATTATCTGCCCAGTCTCCACTTTCTATTAAATTTAGAGGAACTCGAGAATAAGAAGAAAGCATTCTAAAGACTAGCTCTTCTTCAGTCATTTCACCATTGTCTAGATGGAGAACTGGTATGTCATGCTTTCCCGCTACATACATGCAGTAATGACTAGTGAATTGAGTTTTTCCAACGCCTGATCCGGCGCAAACAATGGTTATATGCCCCCCTTTAGTTAAAGATCCGCATAAATTATTTAAACTTTTATGTGGGCCCATGGGGCCCGAATCTTTATATATAGACCTATCGTTAGCCCTTTCCATAACTAAATCCGGCATAATTTCAAAAAGATTTTTAGACTTCCCGGAAGATGTTTCGAGCAAGTCTACTTTTTCATTGAAAATTTGATCGCAAGTTTCAATGATTTTATCATAAGAAGAAGAGGAGTCTAAGTCTTTCATAGATTTGGATATTTTCTCTCCGATCTCCCTAAACTCCCTTCTAACGCTTAGCAGCTTTACTATATCAGCTGCATTCTTAAATCCTTCTTCGCTTAAATTTTGAGATAAAAGATCTAGCCCTTCTAAATAAGAACTTAAGTTCATGTCATCTTTAAAAGATAAGCTTAAGGACTTTAAGTGGTGTGAAAGCAAGGATATGTCAACCTTTTTACCTTCGTCTATGAGGGATTTTGTCTTTAAAAAAAGAGTTTTATGAACCACCGAAGTGGAGCTGTAGAAATCCTTTTCGTCTACAAACAAACATATATCCGAGGAGAAAAACTCCGGATAAGCTAACATTCCTGCTATAAAAATTCTTTCTTGCTCTAAATCGTGTAATACCATTAAGGATCTTATTATAGCATAAGATAAGCTATCTTGTCAACAGTATAATTATTGAAAATCCATAGAATCTGAGTTCTGCAAGTCAAGCAAGTACTCTTCCATAGACTTTCTTAAACCCATTTCCACCACTTGAGATGATGATTTTGAATAAATGAAGGGGCGTCCATCTTGACCTACGCAAGCAAGTAAGAATCCTCGACTTTGTTCAGACTCTCCCGTCAGCTCAAATAATTTTCCTAATACCGAGTCAGGAAGATTGAAAGCTTCTAAGTTTTCTGGGTCTATATTTTTCAAAATATTAATTTAAGATGAGTTCTCATTAGAATACACTAACTTTTGTAGTTCGTTACTTTTATATTACAAATAGACTTCGTATTTTTCAAAAGTTTTTTCGTTTATTTCATCGTCTGGGTATATTTCAACCAATAAAATATTATTTAATTCACAAAATTGCATTTTCTTATGGTCTCTGTCTAATTGAGCTATATAATTATTTTTATACCCCCCATGAAAATGAGGTACGTATTTGGTGTGTTGACCACCTTGGACTTCTACTGCTATTTTCTTATTAGCATTATAAAGGTCTAAGGACATTTTTGTTCCAGCGATAGGAAACTCCTCAAATACAACATGATTACTCCAAAAAGACTCTAAGAATTTTTTAACTTTAAATTGAAATTTGCTTCTGCTTTTTTTATCCCAATCTATTAAATGTTTTTTTATGTTTGAGACGCTGCGAGTTGAACCAGTTAAAGTTTTGAATTTCATTTTTAATTTTAAAGTTTATTTAAAAATTTTTAATAACTGCAAAACCATTAAAATCTCTAAAATAATAGACATCGCATTTTTCGCTCCACTCATCTAGGGCCTTTTTCACTCCAGGCCAATAACCACAAGCGTCATCTATAACTATCATATAATCTGAATCTTTGTCAATTAGATATTCATGAGTGTTTTTAAGATCTGCCGAACAACATTCATACGTATGGCCTCCATCTATGAAAACTAAATCAAAATTTTTATTTATTTTTGAAAAATCATATTTAGTGCTATCTCCATACAATTGAATTATATTTTTACTCCCAGATTCCATATAAGCATGTCCAGTCTTAACCTTAACATAATTTTTAGCATTGTCTTCTTGATTGATTAGTTCGTCATAATTATCTAAATCAATAGTATATACAATGTCGGCATATTTAGAAATCATTGCTGTAGTCTGCCCGTCAAAAGTTCCGAATTCAAAAAAAGATTTACCTTTGCAGAACTGCAGTAAAAATGCAACCGCTTGCACTGTAGTAGAGCCCCATATGAAATTCTGAGCAGCATTTATCTCAGGTAATTTTTTATTAAAGTTTTCGTATTGTTCTTCGCTTAAGAAATCTTTTATTGTTGTGATTATTTTCATTTATTTTTATATATTAAAGCAGTTTTGATATTCATCTATAAATATTTTAGATTTGTTCGGCAGAAACGATTTCCAATCAGAAAGGTTGCGAAGTAAATCTAAAGTATTTCTATACCCAAAAAATTCATCTTTTAAGTTTTTTAATAAATCTTGATCGTTTCTATCTTGGTAAACTGAGGCGTTATTGTAAACGACAGATTTTGGGTGGTAGTATTGCATGATGTAACTACCCCAGATATCGTCAAACCTGCCAACAAAAGGAATCATCATGTAATTTGGGATGACCTTTCTAGATAAAAAAGTGTTTTGGCTATTGAATGGAGAAATTTTATCAGAGCAAAATGGTTTAAATTTTTCGAATTTAATCTCTGGAGATAAAGCTAGTCTAGCTATAGCGTCAATATCAGGATCTCCATTCCAGAGATCAGCTTGAACTAAAAAACTCCTCTCCTCTTCTTTTAAAAGTTTAGATTCTCGATGATGGATTAATTCTATTGGTAAACCTCTATGCCAAATGTGTTTTTGATTAGTGGCAGACAGAGGATCAAAAACTTTTAAGTTTTTGGGCTCAAAAACTGAAGTTTGAACAGGAGACTCCACTAATAAATCTTGACCCCAATCACTATAGGGAATATTGTCATCATCAACCGTAGCCATTATTTCCGCGCCGCTTTGGTAAGCGTAAACAAAACCCAAGTTCCTCCTTTGAATGGTTTTCCAACCTAAAGAGTCACTTAGTTTTTTATATCTTTTAGATTGGTAATCTGGGTGTAGGTATTTTAAAGATTTGAATTTACCTTCTAGCTTTTTATACAAATCGTGAGGTGTGGAAGTGTCTCCAACAATAACAAAGGTCCAGCCTCTTTCTTCAGATATCTTGCAAAACTTAAGAGTTGCTTTTGTTGGCTTGTTAATTGTTGTAGTTACAATATATTTATTCATCAAATCTTAAATTCAGGTAAGGGCATGGTCTGAAGTGGAGAAATTTTAGGCATTTTTTTAGGAAGACTTTGCATAAAACCAGTATCAATAAAATTATCAAGGGGAGGCTTGAAGTCTCTTTGAGTTAACCTTCTTTCTAAGCAAAAGGCGTTTGTTTCTTGAGTTTCTTGGGGGAGAGTTTGAGCTATTCTTGAGCCTCCATGAGCTCCTGGAGAATTAAAATTTATAGGCATGTAACCGCAAATGTAATTTTTAAAATATTTCGCCCTCATAAAGAAATCATGTTCAGAATTTACTAAGGGAAAGTTTTTTTCATCTAAAAAATTGAGTTCAATAATTTTAGATCTATCTATTAGTAAGGGGCCTCTATTGCAAGTTTCACCTGATATAAAAACATTTTCAGGAAAGTCTTTTGGGAGAGGAGTGTTGGGATCCAAGCATTTAAATCCGTGAATAGGATATACCGAAGAGGGCCTTGAGTGGGTGCATCTTCCAGACACTCCGATACAATTGCGATAACTGTCAAAAGGTCTTGCAAGCTGTAAGTTATAGCCTGGTTGAACCATTTCTTGATCCCCTTGAATTTCTAAACAAAACTTACCTTCAGCGAGCATAAAACCCAAATTATCGCAAGAAGATTCAAATATTGGAAAATCCGAATGATCAATAATTGAAACTTGTTTGAAGTTTTTGTATTTATTCTCGTAATTATCAAAGTAAGTATTAATTTTTTCTAAAGAGTTGTCAATGCAAAAATCTAATATAATAATTAATTCACTTGATCCTTGAGTGTATTTCAATATAGATTCAATATTTTTACATATAAAAGAATCTTGATTGAATACTGGCAAGACAACAGAAAAATCTACACTAGCAATATTATTCAAATGAATTTTTTTATATTTAAAATTCCTCCTCGGTTCGTTATCGGGTAAAACGACCCCAAAATCATCTATTAATTTATCATAATTCATGTTTAAAATCTCTGATTATTGTCCAATCTGAAGTTAATCTAGTATTATCATAATTAATTCTTTCTCCAATAAAAAAATAATTTTTTCTTGGATATTTAATAACATTCCCAACGCCGAATTCGTCATGAATGAAAATATTTCCATTCGAGTGGAAATAGCTATAAACTTCCTGCAAGAAAGTTTGATCACTACCATAGGCGAAATGTTTAGCTAGATATGAAGATTTGATTCTAGAAACTAGATCATAAGATTTAGCAAAAATGCCCCAACAACCACCCATGAATGAAGGACCTGAGCAACCAGACGGTATTCGGTGTAGTGGGTGATCCCTGATGCAATGAGAGCTTTTACCCGAGTCGATCCATTCTTGTACGGCTGATTTTTCTCTAGAGTTAATTCTGGAATCAGCATCTCTAAAAATAACATAATCAACATCTTCCAGCTCGCAGGCAAAATACCTCCAAAACATACCATAATAGCTTTCATCAGCGGGAATGCATAAACAATCTAAATTCGAAAGATTATCAATAACACTAGAATCCACATCTTGAGAATAAAAAACTACCATTTTCCAGCCTGGATAAATTGAAGGAATAAGTTTAGCGTTTTCGATAGCTCCTTGTGTGTATAATTTTTCTCGACCCCACAAGCTGAAACTAATATAATTCATTAACGATTTAAAATAAAAATAGATTTCCTAAATCCAATCTCTCCTAAAGTTTTCAAGGTCAATATAATTAGGTATATCTAATTTTTTATACAACTCTTTTTTTATAAAAAACATATTTCCAGTATGGCATAAAAATTTATAACCCTTTTGTTCTCCTAGTTGATTCATGGCTGCAAAACCTGTCCCTTGATATTTTTCAGGAGTATGTATGTGGCTGGAGTTATTAGGATCTATGGAAGAGTTTATTTCAATTATAACTAATTTTGGTTGATAAAATTGAAGGCTTTTCCATACTTGATAATCAAAACCGTCAATATCAATTGATAATACATCAAAGTTTTTTGGCAGATTGGTTTTGGAGAGTAAAAAGTCTAAACCTTTTTCTTCCTTTAAGTGGCTAACAAAACTTTGTATAGGAAATATATTTGAATATGTTTTTTTTAATTCAAGAAGATCCGCAAACTTAACTTCATCACCCTCTATCAATACTCCTTTAAAACCTTTCTCGATTAGAGAAAAAGTATTTGACAGATGAACCCCGTCCCAAGCTCCAAATTCACAAACCCAGCCATTGTTAATGTCAAGCCTGTTTAGGATTTCTTCTACAATTCCATCTTCTCCATTTTGAGAGTAAATGTCTTTTTTGTATTTTTCGAAAAATAAATTTTTGTATTTAGGGATCATGAATTTGTAATATTGCAGTTAGTGTAATTCATTAAATAATATACGACTTTAAATTAAAATCGCTCCAACCCCAGTTTTCTGGATTTTGAGTTTTTTGGAAATTTCTAACAGCAAAAGCTTGATCATTCATGGGAAGTATTTTTTCAGAATCAATAATTTTGCGCTGTCCAGGATGGCTTTCATGATCCATGTGAAAAACATCTTCTTCAGCTCTTCGAATATTTTCGTAACCAAAATAAACAGAAGATTTTTTTAATATATTTGAGTCGGCATAGAATCTACCCCCTAAAGATTCTTCAAATCCTTTAATTTTATTCCAGACATCTCGATGAGCAAATTGAAAATCTCCTGGACCAAGAACTAAAGACCAAATATCTCCCGCATCCCAAAGTGGAATGGGGGTTCCATCTTCTTTGTAACCAACAGTATCTTGAGCTTTTGGCCAGTTACTTTTATTCGTTAAGAGATCGTTTAATAAATCATCACTGCTTCTATAGTTTAAATGTTGGGATTCAGGGACGTTTCTTCGACCACAAGTATACATCACTGAGTTAGAATAATTATTTAAATTTGGTTTTTTTAACAATATATCAATATTCGTCTGCAGTATCCAATTGCTAGAAGCTCTCCTTAAGCCAATGTTTTTGGCAATCGGCTCTACTATTAAATATTTTTCATACTGAGGGCTGTTCAAGACAACGTCTTCTTGACTTACTTCTATAACGGTTAATTTGCCTAAATTAATTAAATCTTTTTTTATATCACTAATTAAAGATGAACCTGGGGATACCCAATCCACATAGATAACTTCATCAAAATTATTAATTAAATTATTTAAACATAAAATCGCCCTATGATGCAAGTTTCCGCCGTAATTATCATTGCGACCTATGACTATAGAACATATAGAATCTTTCATACGAATAGAAATTTATTACCCCGAATTAAATGTTTTGGAATACCTAAATAAGCTTCATGAGATAAATCTTTTATTTCTTTTATTTTGGAATAATTATTTTTTAGAAATTTATATTTGGCATCGCTCTGCTCACTACGATACCCAGAAGAGGACTTACTTTCCCAGTTTTTTTGATGAGGCTCATAAACCCCGCAGGCTTCAGTAACATTGTGTTCAGTAATTATTAATTTTTCATTAATATTATTTGCATTACCTATTGGAGTTTGAGTTTTTAAACCTCCAGTATCTAAAGGTAAGTTAATATGATCTGCGCAACCGTGTCCAAAGTAAAATCCAAAACTTAAGGTTTTTTCTTTCACTAGGGGGTAAACAAAATCCGCTAGGAAGATTTGATCATCATTATATTTGGTTGTGTCGTGTTTATCTTGAAACTTGTTTACTAATTCGACCATAGAAAAAGAAAATTTTCTAGGTTTACCTCCCCAGAGCCCCCCTAGTATTTCTATGTTATGAGATAAATGGCATCTTCCAGAAAAAAAATCATGATTACTTTTTTCCCATTCTCGAACCATGTTGTAGTCCCAAAAATTTAATCTATCATCTAGGTCTCTACTTAAAAAAACTTCTACATCTGGATCGTCCCAAGCATAAAACCTCCAAAACATATAATTAACATCATTGATAACTTTATTGTATTCTACTCTATCGTGTTTAATTAACTTGCTTTCAGGGACTGAATCATCATAGTAAACTCTGATTTTCCAAGAAGGATCTTGAAAAACTTCATCTAGTAGGTCGATATTATGTTTTAAGCCCTCTAGATATTTGGGCTCTTGCCCATATAAACTATATGATATTATTTTTTTCACTTTTATTTCTTAAGGGAATATTAACTAAAGAATCTACATCTACTCCATGTTCAGACCAAGGATGAGAAAATAAATTGTGCATTTCAGGATTGAAGGTTCCATTTCTTTGATATAGAACTAGTTTCTCGGCTTTTAATTTTAATTTCTCACAGATCCAAGTTGTTGAAGAACCTTCCATCCAGATTTCTTTAGCATTTTCGATCACTTTCATCCAGTCAAAGAGAGTGAATTGATCTAAAAATTCTACAGATATATGCCTTAGTCCTTTTTTACCCGAACTGCTTTTTAGGAAATTATCAAGAATAAAGTTGAAAACCGAAACGGAATTCGGGGGAGTTCCTAAGAAAGTATTAACCAATGCATAATCTTCTCCGTCTTTAATTTTTAAGACATTATAATATAGATCGTTTTCTTTGTCTGTATTGCGATTAATGTGGAGATAATCAGGCCAGTCGCTATCAGATACTCCAACAAAAGAGTACTTTCTTTTTTGTATTGTACCTGGGTTTGGCATAATTTCTGGATTGGCAGCTTGAATATTGGGCAAATGATTTGTGGGGACTATTTTTAGATTTATATCACCCACAATTCCATCGTAGATTTTTCCCAATTGACCTGGATTTTCGCGAGCTAGCCTGTGAATTTTTTCATTTAACCCAATCTTGATATAACCATCCAGGGAGTCAGGGAAATATTTAAAATTTTTAATATAATCAGATATATAAGAAGAATAAAAATCGCAAATAGGCCAGAAAATTTCATAACCTTGATCTTGATAGTGATAGCCTATTTTTTGAAGATATAAAATATCCCCCAACCCTTGAGGTTGGTTGATTATACAAATTTTTTTCATTTTTGTAAAAACATTAAACAATCTCTGAATCTGTCTGGAGAAACATCTGCATAAAAGTTGAATCTAGTATTTCTTAAAATTTTACTTATAGTTTCAGAATCATTCCAAAACCAGCCTCCAAAGGTATCAAATTCTCTGTATTTGTTTTGCAATTCATAGTCTAACATTAAAGATTCTTCACCGTCAAAATGTCTCGCAGAATATTTAAAATGTCGAAAAAAGTCGGCAAGCATAATTAAGGCTTTTCCCCCTGGCTTTAGCTTATTATAGATAGAGTTTATATAAGTTTCTACAGCTGAATTTGGGAGATGACAAAAAACTCCAAAAGAAAAAACAAAATCTACAGAAGAGTCTTCTACTCCTGTACAGTTGTAATCCTTGTTTTCAAGTTCTATATAGTTAACATTGCTTAAGTTTCTTTTGGACAGCGCAACTTCATTTTTTGGAAGAATATCTAGCGCTATGACTTTTTTAAAATTAGGAGATAGAAACTCTGAAGTCCAGAGACCTGCCCCGCAGCCAACTTCTAAGCAGGTATGATTTGAATTATAATACTTAGATAATTCTGAGACAACCTGACTTTTATGTTCGCTTTGGTATCCACTAAAGTCTTCTGTGTAACCAGTTTTTCCCCAAGCATTTATAAAATCTTGACTATTTAATCCAGGCGAAAGTTTTTCGTTTTCCATATTATTTTATTTAATTTTTTCTAACCAATAATTCAGCAAATCTTCTAAAGTTTTATCTATGTTATATTCTTCTTTAAAATTAGTAAGCTCAACAAGATTAGTAGCATCTCCATGTTGATAATGAATATCATGGGGTCTCCAAAATTTTTTATTTATTTTTTGCTCAACATTATTTAAGCCTGATAGTTCTATTAATTTGTCGGTAAAAAATTGCATTTTTCTAGGAACATCCCCGCAAACATTAAAAATATGGTTGTTTACTTCTGGGTGAATCATTGCAAGGTAGTAAGCTTTGATTGTATCTCTAACATCCATAACTACTCTTACGCTATTTAGATTACCGATAGATAACACAGGCTCTTGTAATCCCTTCATCATTCTTGCTATTTGATAAGCGTCAGAAGATATAGAAAAATTCTTGCCTCGCCTTGGTCCAGTATGAGAAAAAGCTCTTGTGATGAAACCTTTTATAAAACCATTCTCCATTCTTTCTTGAAGGTATAAATCAGTGGCAGCTTTCGAAGCTCCATATGGATTAGCTGGAAACATCTTATCTTCCCAGTTAATCTTTCTACCATCCATGCCTTCGTTTCCGTACACCTCAGAAGTAGAACAAAACATCAGTTTGCATTCTGGTTGGTGATCTTGAATTACTTGAATTAAATTCGCGCTTCCTATAATATTGTCATCAAAAGTCCCAAGGGGATCTTCAAAACTTGAGGGAGGATGGGATTGAGCAGCTAGATGAAACACCCCATCAAAAGAATTATTTTCAAAGATATTTCTAAGAACTCTATAATTTCCAAGGTCGGAGTGATGAAATCTGATGGAATTATAAACTTCATCAGAAACAACATCTAAGATGTCTGCTTCCATTCCGTTAGTCCTTCTTATCAAGCCATGAACTTTATGACCTTCTCTATGTAATAAATTTGCTAAATGTGGACCTGCGAATCCAGTTACACCTGTAATTAAAAAGTTTTTCACATTATATATTATACTATATAAACTTATTTTTTAAAGTTTATTAAATTATTTTTATTAATTTTATTATAGCTTGTTTTGTTGTGCTCTCATATCTATATATTTATATTATACGTAAGCAGGCCTGTTGCTTGTCATAAGCGCATTCTCTATTGTCAAGATAAACTTCACCGTTTACTCCTATCCATTCGTAATTAATATTAGGGTTTTCAAATAGCCACTCAGATAAAGCTCTTAACTCGCTGGATTCATTGTAAAAACCTTTAAAGTTAACCAATTCGTCAAACACTATAATACAACCTTCACTTATTTGGTCTCGCTTTGTTAGCGTATCTAATACATACTTGGTGGAACTATATAAATCTGCGTCTAGATGCAAGAAGCTGATCTCTTCTCGATTATGAGAAAGAAAATTTTCAAGAGTTTTATCAAACCAGCCTTTTACTAACTCGACATTACTGTTAACTTTTGGTAAAGAGCCGCTTCTGCCAAACGATCCTTTTGGAAATCCGTCTCTCCATTTTTCTGGCAAGCCTTCAAAGCTATCAAATCCATAAACTTTATCTTGAGTAAATTTTGATATATAGTTAATAGTATTTCCGTTAAACGTTCCAAACTCCAACCATAATGTATTAGGTCTGTGTTGATACTCAAGATCCTCAAAAATGTAATGTAGGCAGTATTTTTTCACATTTGGTATGTTTTTTATTATGTCATAATTTATCGTCATTTTATTTTCTCCATTACTTGCTTTATTGCCATCCACATATCTAAGTATTTATAAGTAGCAAGTCTCCCTAGAAATATTACATTTTTTTCTTTCCTTGCCTGGTTTTTGTACTTATAATATATCTCATTTCCACCATGAAAAGGCTTGGGGTATATTGGATCATTTTTACCTTTTTCATATTCTTCGGGGTAATCTCTTGTTAGTATTGTATATTCTGGTTTTTCATTTAAATAAGCGGCGCTATCCATTGTTCTATTAAATGGCTGTTTGTTGCATTCATTTATTACAGCACCTAATTCGTATGAAAATTCTTTACTATCTCTTTTAGCTTTAGTATGTTCAAACCTAAGAGATCTGTAGGGCAAGTGTCCATGGCAATTATTATAATATTGGGATATGGTTCCTGTCCATACTAGCATATCTCCTTTTAATTTTTTGTAATCTTCTTTGCCTACATTTAAATTTACTTTTACACCATCAAGCATAGACTTGAACATTTCTGTATATCCTTTTTCAGGTATACCCTGATAAGTGTCAGTAAAATATCTATCGTCATAGTTATCTCTTTTGTTTGGGATTCTACCCCTTATACTTCTAGGCAATTCTTCCCAAGGTGCCCCCCAATGTCTTTCGGAATAATCCACAAATAGCAACTTCTGAATCTCCTCTGGGCTTAAATCCTTACCTAACTGCTCTTCCGTTTTCTTGTTAAAAGGTATAGATAGTCGCCCTTCATTCGTGTTAGCTCTAACTCTATGCTCGTAATTATTAAACTTGGTATATCTATTTACAAAACCCCAAACTTCTTCACTGTTCGTGTGAAATATATGAGATCCATATTTGTGAACAGTCACCCCCTCTTTCTTTTCATCGTAACAATTTCCCCCTATATGACTTCTCGTTTCGAATATTTCTACATCATGACCCTGCTCTTTAAGTAATATGGCTGAAGTTACACCTGAGAGCCCACAACCTATTATGTTAATTTTCACTTAATATATAAGACTTAATCCATTCTTTCTTGTAGTATTTGTTTTTTATGTAGCTTTGCTGAGCAAAGCACTCCTTGTATAACCGCTCATCTTCTGAGAGGATTTTAAGTTTACGAACAAACTCTTCAGCTAATTGAAAAGAGCAATCTCTTGAAAAATAATCTCCAGATTCAAACGGAAAAACCACATTCATATTTTGAATCATTAATAAAGAATTTACATACAAACTTTCAAAGAGTCTTCTGCATAAATTTCCAGTACCATTTAAGTGTAAGGAAAATTTGTAATAAGAGAGGGCTTTTATATAATTTTCAAAATTTAAACCTTTATGCTCCATTAAGAGCTTGCCCGAGTCTAGGTTAAGCTCAGAGGCGTGAATATCTCTAATCATTGATTCTCGATTAACCCACTCGTCTTCGTATCCAGAACGATTAAAATTTAAATGAGCTCCCGCCCAAAAACATTTATTGATTTTAGGCTTGGTTTTTAGCGCGTCGCCAAGTAAAAGCCATACAGGATTAACCTGACCAAAAGCTAAAAAGGGGAATGGTTTAACTTTTGAGGAATACTCCTGCATATGAGTTGTTCTATACTCCCTTTTAAATATTAAATCATAATGAAAATTGTTTTCAATTAAAAACCTCTCACCTTTTTTTGCAAGAGGTTTGTCCGCAGCGTCAAAAAAATATAATTTATTGTATTTAATGTTGGAAAGCAAGTCGTAAATGTGAGAAACATGACTCTTTTTATCTTCCATAATCGCATCTTCATTTTTTTCCCAAGTTTGATTGTATCCATATCTATTAACACTATCTATTTCATAACATATGAAGATATTATCATAAGAATTGCCTAATTTTTTAGAGTCGTAAATTCCTTTTATACCATAAGTTTCAAACAAGCCATCGGGGCTTAATGAATTTTTCGCATACGTCCCCCCTGGAGACCAATAATCAAAGTTCTCAAAAACTTTTGTTAAAAAAGTAATGTTGTTTTGGGGGTCAATTATTAAGTTTTTCATATTATATTATGTATAATACTATACATAAATTTTTAGTTAAAGTTTTTTAAGTTATTTTTATTGGCCTAGATTGATTTAATAAAGATAGATCATCTGTCAGCCTATTAAAATAGCTAAAAACATTGAAATGCGTTCTTAAAAACTCTTTTTGAAGTAATAGCTTATCTCTCCTAACCATATACTCTATAGGCAAATTCTTTTTGTCAAGCTTTTCCACATCTGAAAGAAGTATGTAACTGTCTTCAATAAAGTAATCGCTTAAATTTGGAGCGCTTTGACATATTGGTATTGACTCGCATAGTATTGGATCTGTAACTTTTTCCGTTATATAATCTTCCTGAGAGTATAGCGCCGTGTTATTTTCAATAGCGAGACTAAAGAGATAAGGCTGTAATGAAATGTATTTTTCATTTAGAAATTTCGAATTGGTATTGTAATGGTATCCGCCTAAACTTTTATTATATCCGCCGCCAAATAAATCAATTTTATTATCAAAACTTTCAGAAAACTTCCTAATCATCTCTTTTCTCCAGGGGTACATTCCGCTGTCAATTGCTGAAATTAAATTAGGGGGATTGCTCAAGCCCGCAAGCAAACTTAAGGTGGATTCATTTTTGCTAATAGGCGGAGACCAGCAACACATTGTTGGGGCATATCGAATGTAGGGATCGTTTTCATTCGGTCTAGCATCCTGGACAAAGCTATGACAATTATCTAAAACTGGATGTCTTGTATGAGACTCAGCAGACAATAAAAACTTCTGCGAATTTGTTCCGCCAATTTTTTGAAATGTTTCTACGTTATTTATATAAACCCCGACGGTAAAATCAGGCGCATTTTCTGTATGCTCATAATCTTTTATAGCCCAATCTAAAATATTCTTTTTAAAAAAGTTGAAATCATGATTGTATTGAAATACCCAATTAATAACTTTATTTTTAATTTTGATATTAATTTCATTATCAAATTTTTCTTTCTTTTTTATAATAATATTAATTTTACCCCCTTTATCTTCTTTATAATTATCTATAGAGCATAAAGTCTTGCAAGATTTAGAAGCCACATCAAAAGCATCTGAGATTTTTCGAGGGAGATCTTGCTCTAGATCGCCCAAGGAGACATCTTGATCTTCTGAAACTCCGTTAGAACAGATTCTTGGAGAGAAATTTATAAAGTTGGGCTTTGCTCCATATCTTTTTTCAGAGAAAATTGAAGCAGCTTTTATAAAATCTGAAGTTAAGTCATCTTGATTCTCGAGAAAGCAAAGAGGTCTAACAGGCAAAACATTAAACAAGTTTACTGATCCTCCAGCAGCTATAAATTGCCACCCCTTAAATAAGCTAGCTAAAAGTTGAACCCCCATGAAATGATCTCCCGCTTCTTTGAGTAAGTCTCTTTGGAAATTTTTATCCAAACCTATTGCATCGGGGAAATTATTTTTTATTATGTTCGTTAACTTAGGGTAAAAATGAGTTTTTACCTCACAGTAAATGGAATTAGAGGGTAAAGATAAAGATCTAAAATAATCAATGGTTGAGCTTCTTATGTATATATTTGGAAAAACAAATTCATTTATCACCTCATCTATGGAAACTTCATTAGCTTCTTCAAAGCCATGCATGCCCATTCCACCACCATATATATCTTTGAAGTTTGGAATCTGGCTGAAGTAGCTAGCGTCAGTACCAAAAGAAGAGTAGTCACTCGAATAGATATTATGTAAATGAGTATCTTTCAGACATATAACTTCGTCAGAGAATAAACCAAAAAAAGTAAATTGATTCATTGATCCGATTGAGGTGATCTTTATTCTGTTTTTCTTGCAGTATATACTTAGTTTAAATAACTCCAAACTAATATAAGTTTCATTATAATGAGGAGCTATAACGATTTCCTTGTCGTAATTATCTAAATTATTAAATATATATTTATACCCAATTTTATCTCCTTCATGAGCGCTTTTGGGAAGATCGATTTCTGAAAAATTAGAATCATTTACTGATTGTATCGAGAGCATTAATCTATGAATACCTCTTTGAATTTTTTCATTACTGAATCGGGATTGTATTTTTCTGAATAAGCGTCCCAATTCCTAAGAGAGCAGATGTCTTTTGAGAAGTTTTTGAGTATATTATAAACCTCATCGTAGTTATTATAATACAAAGCTTTATTTCCGAGCATTTGCAAGTGAGCTTTATCATTACCCCCGTTTAAAGTTATAACTGGCTTATTTTTAATTGAAAATTCTGCTATAGCAAGACCAAAAGATTCTCCCATGTTTCTGGCGTGTATCATTGTGTCGCAAGAATTTATAAATTTAGCTTTAAATATTTCATCGCAAAACGGAGGATAGTTTATTACTCTTGGGTGTTTTATAAACTCATTGGTAAAGCCAAAAAGAAAATATACATCTTCTCTTTCTTTTAAGATATTAGAGATAGCTTCTTGGACGTAAGGAATGTCGAACTGATCGGGACCCCCAAGCCTGCCAAAAACGATAGCCTCTTTGGGGATGCCTAGCTCACCCCTCAAATCTGAATTCTCATTTGGTAGATCCACCATATAAGGCACAAAGGGATGCTTGCCGCCGTCCATAACTTGACTGAGCCATTCTGAAATATAAGCGTATTTATCGCCATGAGGGTCGCACATTTGAAAAACAGAATGAATACAAGTCTTTACCTTGTTCGAGAATTTGCCATCGTTATTTCCTCCTTTATGCATATAAAGAATGTCAATATTTTCAAAGCTTAAAATGTCGTCAACGTCAGCCCAGTTGTCATACCTGTAGACTTTAAATCTTTCAGAGAAAGCTTTGTGCGATTCCGGACGCTCAAACTGAGACGTCGTTGGTCCCGCAATATAAATAGATTCGTTTCCTAATATCTTTTCATTATAATGCGCATACTTATAGGTCGCCCACTCTGATCCCCTGACTCCAATTTCGTTTGTATGGAAAGCTATTCTTTTCTTATCTTTTTTAATATTAAAATTATCAACTTTAATATCTTCATCTTTTTTATTATATACCCAACTATTATCTTTGAAAATATCTACAGGCTCCGAATTAAAGAATCTTCTTATGGCTTCCGTTTGAGAGTGGCCTGTTTTACCTAACTCTCCAAAGCCCCAGTCGTGGCCACACATAAATCCGTCAGGTTTTAATTTGGGATTATATAAATTTAAATATCTTTCGTTAGCCTCGTAGGTATGCTCTCCATCTAAGTAAACCAAATCAATAGAAGAGTCTTCTATTTGCGCAAAAGCATCTTCAGCTCTCATTTTAAGCTTTACCACTTTGTCTTTAAAAGGTTTTATGGATTCATCAAACAAATTTTCTACAAAATCCATAGGAGCTTTAAAAGAGCTTTCGTCAGAATTATCGTAATCATTTACCCAAGGATCTATACAATAGATCTTCTCTATTTTCCCAGTCTCAAGAAGAATTTTTGTAGATTCTCCTGCATAGCAGCCGATCTCAACTACCACAGAGTTATCCTTTAAGTACTTTTTCCCCATTTCTTTTAAGCCGTCAATTAAAAACTTGTGGGTTTTTTCTGGCCTCTGAAGTATTCTATCTAAATTTAACTTTCCATCTTTAACCGCAAAACCAGAAAAAGAAGAAGGGTTTTCAACCTTAATCAAATCTAAATCCGAAACAATCCCCAGATTTGTTTTTAGTTTATTTAAAGCATTTAAGTCTGAAGCAGAGAGAGAATCTTTGGGCGCGTCAGGAATGATAAAATCTGATTTTTTTTGAGAAGGCTTTAAGTTAGCTTGAACATAACAGCAATCTATAAAATCTCCGCAATTAGAAACTTTTTTTCCATAATTCCCTAGACCAAGAAAAGAAACTATAGATCTGTCATAATTTTTTGAATAAATGTCTACGCCATCAGTATTTCCTTTTAACTCTACAAGCTCCAAATTTTTCAAGTCGGACAGGCAAAATTTAATTAAATTTAAATTAGACACACGAACTGGAAAATAAACTTTATCAAATTTTTTGCAAAAATCTCTAATTAACCCATTAAGAGGAAATTGATCTTCCATCGCAAGGTGAGATTGAATAAAAATTTCATTACTTTTTTCGCTAGAGGTTGAGTTTAACAGTTCCGAGGCGAAAACTCTATCTCCCACGAAGCCTCCATATTTTATAGGATCATGTTTTGGGAAGGGGGTTTCATCTCCATGCTCTATATAATCGTTTTTAAAAAAATTAAAAACGACATCTTCTAGGAATAATTGATCATCAAAATAAACTGCACTTCCGCTCCCCCAACCTGAGGTTACTTTATTTTGGTCAACAGGAGAGTAATTTTTTTCGCTAAAAAATTTATTTAGTTCAAGCTCGAAGTTTAGGCGACCCTTATTAATAATTCCCCACATGCCCGCCATGACTTTATGAAAATGGCCTATTTTACAATCATGCATTAAGTGTAGAGACTTCCCAGAGTTAAGCCAATCATCTACAGCCGCCTTCTCCCTGAGATTTACAATTGAGTCACAATCTCTTTGAAGGCAAATGTCAACGTCAGGGTCATCGCAAGCTAAAAACCTCCAAAAAACAGGAGGAGAGTCTAAATCAGGAACGATAACCTCACAGTCGAGTTGCTTTAACACTTCTAGATTAGGAACATCTTGAGCACAATAAAACCTACATATATAATCTGGGTAAACTTCTTTAGCTTCTTTTACATTTAGTTCCGCGCCTAAGTAATAAAGAGGTTTCTCTCCATAAAGAGAAAAAGATATAACTTTTTTTCCACTTCCTGGGAAAACTTTTTTATAATGAGTTGGGAAGTTGTTCATCATTAAATATTATATTTTCGCACTCGTCTTCGCCTGTAATACATAACCAGTGTGGATGGTTTCCCTCTTCAAAATCGAAAGAGACTTCTTCCTTGAACGTCTTTTCGTTAGCATAAAGAATTCTTTTGTCTATTCTTGGAGAATAAATTTTAGGAGGATTCTCTCTACCTCTAGAAAGAGTTGAAGCCCAAAAACTAAAAGAAGAGTTTGCTCTAAAAATACTTCTAGCGAAATAAATTCTCAAGAAATCTGGAAGCCAGTCAAAGATAATTCCAGGGATAAACTCTGAACCCACAGGGTAAGACCATTTTCCCCGAGTTTTGATTAAGCCGCTAGAAATAGAATTGCCAACTCCCCATTGTCCGGTCCAATCGTCCGTAGTCCATTCAACTTTTTCTGGATCAAAGCCATACTTCTCAAAGGCTTTTAGGTAGCTGTCTTTAGAAATTACAGAATATCCTCCATTGTTTTTATAATTTACATTTGAAATATCATCTCTTCTTAGATGAGCTATGTCATAAGTTCCTTGCTTATCTTCTAATTGTTTATATATATCCAAGCTCTTAACTTCGTCTGAGAATTCATACAAAGACAAAACACTCTTTAAGCTCATGTTTTCAAAAATAGAAGAATTGTAAGCCGATACACTATCAATGCAAACATCCTGATCGAATTTTTTAAAGTTTTCTCTTGGCGTGTCTGCGTTTACATACCTAAAATTAAAATCTTTAGATCTTCTGTTGAATTCTTCTATTTTCTTAAGTCTAAAATCTAAATTATCAAAAGGCTGTACAGATTGATTTATATTCAATCTCAATTCATCATCCTCAATAATTTTATGATTTAAATTAAAAAGCTTATCCCCTTCCCAGCTTGAGGGCAGGTACAATTCTCCCCCAAATTTTTTGGCTCTTTCGTGGGCATACGCATAGGTATGCATTCTGTTTCCAAATCGACCATTCCAGTGGATTATTAATACGTTGTTTGACTTTTTATCATCAGGAATTTCTTCTATTATTTCAGCGTCTACTATATCTTTTATTAAAGATTTAAAATTTTTATTGTTTTTTCTTTTTTTCATTTTAATTCTAACACTTCATTTTTTAATAAGTTATATAAAAAGTCGCATAGCTTTGAATCTTGCTCTAAAAGGGATAATAGTTTCTTCTCTCCTTGGAATTTATCTGGAAATTCAAATTTATTATCTAAAAGCTTTGATAGCAAATCTTTATCTACAGAAATCCAAGGACCTTTTTGCTCTATGAAACCCCAATTCTTCATTAGGTCGATAATTTCTTTTTCCAGCCAAATTGAATTACCATTAGTTCTTCCGTATTTTATTGGATAATTAACTTGAGCTCCCGTTTTTTCGTTAACGCTTTTTCTGAAAATGATTTTACAATAATGGCCTATAGGATCACCCTTGTCTTCTATTCTTGTCGCAGATGGATTACTGAACATTATATCGCTTGAGTATCTCTCTCTAAATTCGCATATATAATTAGCGTAATGTTTTATTGCGTTTCCTCCAGCTTCTTTTGCTTTCGGGCCACCTCTAGAAGCATAAGGGTTTGTAGCTACCTCTACGCGAACTTGAGAGGTTAGTATTAGCATGTGTCCCATTTTTGTAAGAGGTAGGATTACTTTTTTTAAAAAAACCGATGTAACTAACGCGCCTCCTGCCACTTGCTCGCTATCCTCAAAAGGTTTATTAAAATCTCCAAGTCTGCACAATGCATCAACGCTATCAATAATAAATAAATACTTTTTATTTTCCTTATTTTCTTGAATTAACTCACGAAGAAGTTGAAAAACTTTTTCGTAAACATTGCAGTCAAATCTAAAGAATCTATCCGGATCTTGATTTACGCCTGTTCTAGTAAGCATCTCAGGACTTAACCTGCCTTCACTTTTTACATAAACAACCATTCCCGATTTTCCGAAAAAATCTTGAAAGTTTTTAGCAACAGTTAAGGCGCAGCTTGTTTTTCCTCCCTCATTAACACCAGTGAACCTATGAGCCCCAGGAGTAAATCCACCATTTAATGCGATGTCTAAGTTTAAACTACCCGTCGGTATTTTATAATGAAGTTCTTCGTAATTATTATAGTGGTACTTTTGATTTTCTTTATCGTTTAGAAACTTATCTATCTGGGATATTGTTAGACTCTTTTTTTCGCCATCTAAATTATCAGGAGTTTCGACGGTTTTTTTTGTTTTAGGCATTATTATATAATACCATAAAAGATTAAATTAATCAAGAAAAAAAATCTCTAATATGTCTTTTTCTTTTTTTGTAGTCAATTTTATCTGAGCAATTTTTATCAAAAACTTTATTTTCAAATTTAACAGGCTTCCAGTTAAACTCTTTCCATTTTTTAAATAAATAATCTTTCCAGTAATTATTATCTTTATCAAAAAATAATAAGAAGGATGGTAGTCTCTCTTCTTTAGATATAGAATCTTTAAATGTTACCCTCATCCAGAAATCTGGATTATTATATTTTTTATATAATTTTTTAAAAGTAGCAGTTTCTCTAGGCCAGAAACTTTTCGCCTCTTTTTTTCTATTGTCTTTTGGGCAAATTAAGAGCCTCTCTATTACAGCTGTGTAGGAAAATTTTTTATTACTCATTCGCTTGTTTGAATAATATACCACGCGAATTTTAAAAAGTCAATGTTATTTCGGTATTAAGTTAAAATCTTCGTCTGTTTCTTCACCTTTAGAATTATACCATTTCTGTACCCCATTATGTGTGTTTGTGCAGGGATCTTGAAAAATAGCTCGTTCTTCTATGTCTAAGTGATATGGTAGCTTAGCTGAGAATTTATGGGTTCCGGGACCGAGCTTAATCACTTCTTTTAAGAAATCAATTCCATAAATCCATTCACCGTAATTTATGTTATTGTACTTATAATAAGTAGAAATATGATCGAGGAAATTATTCCACCAATTCAAGGGATCTGACTGAAGATTTGCATTTAAAATATTATTTGTTGCTGTAATGAGTTGATCTTTTGTTAAATTAGTTGATTCTGCTTTAACGACTATAAAATTTGTTGTTGCTGAGGATTCTTCAATTCTTGCCCCATTAGGCATGTTTACGCAAGGATCAATAACAAGATTTGATCCGCCGGTATTGACGTTGACTCTAAATACAAAATCTTGCGGTCCAACATTTGTTGAATAGTTAACGGCTACTCCATTCTCAGTCTCAACTCTCGCGCGAAGAGTGTCAGGCTCTTCAGTAATAGTGTAAACTTTATCGTTGTATATAAACATATTGCTTATCGGCTCAGAAGTACTAATATCTGGAGATCCTATTCCGTCGGGGCTCTCCGGACCCGATTTACCCGGAAAATCTCCCCAAGGGGGATTGCTTAAAACACCAGCTACTAATGTTTTCGCTTCATAAGCTAAAGTACTCATGAGTGTCTTATCATTTAATTCTAGCTCGATCATAATTTGCTCAGGCTCTGAAATCTCTCCGCATTTTTTAATTTTCAACGCCTCGGCAATATAAAATCTACATTTTATCTCTATGGGGAAAGATTTTGACTGCGAACCTGTTATGTTATTTCCTGAGTCTCCCACCGATGTTAGCACTTGTATTCCATCATTTTTCCAGTTTGAGTTGACAGCGCTTTCAGACTTAAGAGTAACTCCTGAAGTATCGTTTTCAATTCCTACTATATGGAGCATATTAAAAGCCGCACTGGAACTCGATGGGTCTGAAAAAAGACACTCCCTCTGGGAAATAGCCTTTAGAAACTCTCCTCCTGATGTTCCCTGCCTATCATTGCCTAGAGTGAAATCTGGATTGCCCACGCCAAGCGGTCCACTTGTTGCTTGTCCGTTATCAAAACCCCAGCCTATATTTAAATTTTTGGGGAGTTGTAATCCTTCTAAAGCACTTCCGGCTACACCCTCTCCATACAGGGCAACAGAAAATGCTTTTTTCGATTTTACTAAAATAGTATTAAATTTACTTTGTTCAAAACTAGAATTATATTCATCATTTACTTTCCCCCAACTATTTCCTGTGTATTTGTGTCCCCCATACTTCACGACCTGGAAATCTTTTGGTACTTTTAGGTCAATCAATGAAACTAAATTGTGAACAACCCCATTATTATCATTAAAGATTTCAAACTTATCCGCAGGATCAACGGCGGAATTATGAGTTTCTGCCTTAAGAGAAAAATCGCCATTCCAAGCTACGGTACTGCTCTCAAGCGTACATGTTCCTGGATCTGCGGAATAACCTGAACAGTCTGGACTTTTGCCGCAAGAATCTTTTTTCGGCTCAAGGCTTGTTGCGTCTGTGGTTGTCGTGTAATAATATTTAAATCTTTCCGACTTGAGCTTAACAGAACACGAGTCTGCGTCTATGTCATCGGGAAGATTTATACCGCCAATTATGGCACTGTCATCGAAATATTTTTTAAATTGCTCGCAGTTTTTGATGTTCTCTTCGAAGTATTCCCAGCTACACCATTCATTTGCGTAGCCCCATTGAGCATTGTGAGCTGAAGATGATTTATTTGGCACTGGTACAATCGCGCAAAGGGCTTGGGAGCCCTGCTTTGATTCACAACAGTCATCGCATGTTTCTGGGGCGCTGCCACCTTCAATGGCAGCTATAACTGCTTCTCTTAAACCTTCAATATGATCTATATCGCCATTGGGGCCGGGATTACGTCCTGAATAATTTTCAGTCTGCGCATATGCAACATTATCAAAATGAATAACATCATTATCAGTACCTAGGTGAGGGTTCGGGTTTTCACTACCAACAATAGCTGGATAACCAGCTTCTCTGACATTATAGTACCCGCTACATTTATTGTAACAATTTATAAATGTGAATTCGTTCTTTGGATCGGAAGCTGATCCTCCGGTATCGTAAGGCAATACATCAGGAGAGTCTCGGTCTCCATTAAAGCCGGAAACTATCGGAGGTAGTTTTTCAGAAGCTTTAACTTGTAAGCATACCTGAAGTTCGTAACCATCATAATTCGGATCAGGAGTAGATGGTGGATTTGCTCCATTATTTGTTAGTAGATTCATTGCCTGACCTGTGCTTATACCAAATTCAACCCTAACCTGTTTTTCTTCTATAAGCTCAGGTGAATAAAATCCAGATAATTGACCAGTCTGTGGGTTAATAAGATTATTTATCCAGCAGGCTTGAGTTTTTTTAACTTTGATTGGCTTAATATCAGCGTGTCCTGTCGCGCCATTTATAAAAGGATCAAAGTTTCCTATAAATTTATATGATGCCCGAGCTTGTCCTGATAGAAATTTAAACATCTCAAGTCCGTTAATTTTGTCTGTCACTTTTATCGCTCGTCGATCAACTGGATCTGTGGAAACTAAATAAGCATCACATACATTTGCTGTAGTTCGATATACATNATATACCTTAGGCTCGCCTTTGAACTCACAAGGAGGTGTTGCTGTTTCTGTTTGTGTAGCTGTTGCAGTTGGGGAATTTGTTATACTTGGAGTAGAACAAGGAAAATCACCACAATCATCTACAGGATTAGTTTCTAAGCAGCCCATGTCCGCTCTATCGAAATAATCTCCATCTGCGTTAACTGGGAAGAATCCTTTTTGAACAGAGCTCATTCTATAACATCCAGCTTCAACTCCCATTTCTTTTTGATGTTGTTCTGGATTAACATAGGCAAGACCTCCTGGAGTATAGTTAACAATTCCTTGGTAAAACCATTGAAATGGTTTTCTGGCTTTCGGATCATCTTTAGGAAGAATCGAGCAGGCCGGAACAAAATTAACATACAAACTGCACGAGCTGTTACTATTGTTCGCACACGCATATTCATCTGTACCTGGTCGTGCGAATTGAAAGTTTTTCTTTGTTGCATTGTTTGAGCTCGGATCGTTATATGTTTTTTGATCATATATAATCCCCGAAAAATAATAACAAAGTCTATGTTTATTAATATTTGGATCTAATGCGCCTGCGAAGTCTGGATCAACTAATGCGTTCCCATTAACGATGAATGGTCCACCGAATTCTGCTGCGAGTCTTTTAGCACTTATGAGAATATCTCTGATTGGGCCATAATCTGATTCTCCGCATGCGCTAAGATTTTCGTTATCGCAAGACGAGAAACGGAAAACTTTATACTCCTCTGTTTTTGTTTCCGTTGCTGTTGCTGATGGAGAAGGCGAATCCGTTGGAGAAGGCGAATCCGTTGGAGTATCTGTAGCTGTTTCTGTAGCTGTTAGGGACTTTGTGGCTGTTTCTGTAGCTGTTGGGGACTTTGTGGCTGTTGGAGATGCTGACGGAGTTGGAGTTTCACAAGGAAAATCTGAACAGCTTACAGAATTTAAAACGACGATAGAGTTTGTATCTAATTCGTATTTATCTCTACCGCCTAAAACTTCAGAAGAAATTCTTTTTCCTACTTTATAACAACCTCCTGAATTAGGTATGGAATTTATGCCTGCAAGCATGGTTTTTCCTTCGTAGAAAGAATTAGATTTATTTCTAGAGTCTTTTACATATATAGTGTCTCTTCCCTCATCACAAGGAATTAATTGTCTATATCTATAACAGAGATCGTTAGAACAATCATCAATAGACATTGATGGAAAAAAATGATTCACATCTATCGTAGGCCGTTCATCTTCATAGAAATCATGTTGGTCTAAATCTGTCCTAGTAGATTGCCAGCAACTCCTGCCCATTCTGTCATAAAGTGTATGACTTTTTCGACTGACGTGAGTTTCGTCTTCTACGAAATAGTAATAAATTTTTGAGCTATGATCTCCACATTTAAAGTATTCAACCACTTTGTTTCTGTACGTCGGGGTTTCTGTTGCTGTTGGAGTGGCTGTTGGGGACTTTGTGGCTGTATCTGTTTTTGTATCTGTTTCTGTAGCTGTTGGGGTTTCTGTTTCTGTTCTTGTTGGGGTTTCTGTTTCTGTTCTTGTAGCTGTTGGGGTTTCTGTTTTTGTTTTTGTCGGTTCGCAAGGATATTCAATACAACTCGGAACTCTTTGGAATGTATTTGTTATATCAACGGAGCCGAGATTTTGAGTGTTTACTTCGTACACCTCATAGCATTGAATAGGGTTGGCTAAATATACAAAAACCACTCCAATTTCAAGCCCCACGCCAGAAACTGTAGCTTCTAAAAATGGAGAACCACACTTTCTAATATTAAAAGATAAAGACGTTGGAGTAGCTGTTTCGGTTATTGTTGGTGTCGGGACACAATCTTCGCAAATTAAATCTGGAAAAGGTCCACTCCAAGCAGGGTCCGATTTCCAATTCGCTGAATCAGGGTCATTTGGAGCCCAGCCAAGACCAATATCGCCTTCTGTTGGACAATCAAATTCTTCTGATATATGCCAGCATTCATCAACAGCACTTGGTATTGGAAGTCCCGATGTATTTCTAATAGCTTTGTAGAGTCCAGGATCTTCCGAAGTATGTGCGTAATGAGTTTTACTTTCATCTTTTATGCAGTTCGTAACCCTAACACATCTTCTTGTCGTATATGTTTCTGTAGGAGTTACTACTGGAGTTTGCGTTTTAGTTGGCGAATTAGTGATAGTTGGAGTGCTTGGAGCGCAACACAACATCAAATCTGCCACACCTCCGCTTACTCCTTTCCAATAGTAAAGTGGGTTATTGTATTCATCTAAGCAGCTTTGCTTTAATCCTCCTGTGGTATAATGACAAGGGTCATTTACTTCGCTATGATAATCTAACCAAATCGCATCTAAGTCGTCGCAGTCATCCCAGTCGCCGCCTTCAATTAGGCTCGTAACCTGTACGCCACTTGTTCCTTGGGCGGGCTGCTCCATTGCATCACAATGACTCTCGCATTGAGTCGAACAACAGGGATCTCCTCCAGCTGGACAAAAATCACTTTTAATCTCAGATGTATTGTCTAAAAATTCAAATAAAGATGTGTTTTTGTACCAATTCTTATCTACGCAAAAATCTACTTCTACATAGGTGTCAAAATCAATTTCCCAGCAAGTATCTAAAAACCTAAAGTAATTGCTAAGTTCTCCACTTACCATTAAGGGCTTAACGTCTATTAAGGATTTAAACTCGTAAGTCATTTGACCATAAAGTTCTGAACATCCTGTTGGTATAGCTGTGAATTTAAAATAGCGGAATGAGCATCCAGCATCAAAATCTGGATCCAAAAGTTGATCTAAAATATTTTGTTTTATATCAAAATCGCTTGTACTTAAATTTTTACAACAGCTCTCCGAAGGAGGATTTTTATAATCTCCGTGAGTGTAGAAAAAATCATTTTGATTTAAAGCGTGATTCGATCCACCCCCAGAAACTACAGGGTCGTTTGTAAGCTCTAAAACTTCATAGCAAATTCCTGATTCGTGAGTATAAACATCTCCGACTTCTTCACCATTCCAATAATAAGCTAAAACTCTATCACTTCCCAAATGATTAAGATCGAAAACCTCACATTGTTTTATTAAAATCCAACAAAAATCATCAGCTGTCTGCAAGCTCCATTCGGATCCGTTCATATATGAATGTTGGTCTAAGGCAAAGTTGTTTTGAGCTCCTCCTAAAGCCGGACTATCCGTAACAGAAATAATTTTATAACAAATACCGTAATCTGAGTTTCTGTAGATATCTCCTTCTTGCTCTCCATTATTCCAATAAGCTAAAATTCGACTATTTCCTAAATGATTTTCTACAAAAGGGTCGCATTTTTCTATTAAAGAATAAAGGGTAGGCGTTATAGTTTCTGTGGCTGTAGGGGACGGTGAAGGACTAGTTGTGACAGTCGGAGTCATGCATTGCAAGCTGTTACAATCTCCAACAATTGAAACTTCTCCCTCTAAATCTCTGAAGCCTGAGCCGCTTGAATTAAAAGTCGCTCCATCTATTACTTCTGAAATTACTGCGCAGTTTAAACCTATAAGATCTATTGCAGTTGAATCTGTAATACTTAAAACATCTCCTACTTCAAAAGAAGGGGATGCCCCAAGCCACCAAGCATAATCTAATTCTACGCCAGAACAATCTTTCATTATGTAATAAGTTGCTTGTGCGCATGGATGTTTTCCGCATCCGTCAACCACATCAATTCTCGGTTGTCTATCAGGAAATATTGCAGTTTGGCCAATCCAAAGCATAGAAGCTCTTTCGGAGGGGCTAACTCTATCTTTGAAGCTGTCGATTCGCATACAAGCCGAACTAGAATTAGTATCTATGGAAACTACGTTTCCTACACTAACTTCATTTTTTCGAAAAAATCTTGATTCTGTCCAATGGTGAGGAATCTCACCTGAGCAATCTACTAGTTTATAATAAAGGGGATCTGGGCAGGCAGAATCGTCACAGCTTGAAACATGTTCATACTCACCCTCCATTGCAACTGACATTGCGCCAAAAATATTATCTGTAAAGCTGATAATTTTTGCACAGCTGTCTTTTCCGTCTAATAACGACGAAGTGAGCCAAAATGAACCCTTCAGATTAATGGTATCTCCTACTTCTGCAGAGCCTCTAGTAAAAGTACCATAAAAAGAAGGAAAACTTCCTTCACAACTTTCTATCCAATAGAAAAACGGATCTGGAGTAGGGGTAATTGTTACCGAAGGTGAAGCTGTTAAGGTCGGGGTATCGTAACTGCAACAATCTAAACTCTCACAACAAGTCGTAGCAGAGGGATCATAATTATTAGCCTTGGGATCCATACAACCCCCTTCAGGAGCGAATGGATAATCTTGATTTATTGGAAAAGAGCTTGACATGTTATTTATTAAGAGCAACTACAACCGCAACCGCTTGTTTTATTATACTGACTAATGTTGTGGAATTCAAGTTGATTTTGAATCCATTCTTCTTCTGTGCCAAAAAATCGTTCTATTACATCTATTTTTGCGGTAGCTTCTCCCGGAATACAGTAGTATCCATCTTGAATATCCTCTCCAAAATCACTTTTAAATTTTCCTCTTTTTTCAGGATGAAATGGAAAACATTCTCGACCTTCGCCCCATTTTTCTGGATCACAACCATTGTAAATGAAGCCCTCGTGCTCAAAATCTTCCTCCAAACAATACTTTACCGCATAAGTTGAAAAATGCTTTTTATTTTCTGTTGGAGTGGGAGTACAAAAACCTCCTTGTTCCATGCAATCTCCACAAGGATCTGATGCGCCAAAATAAATATCGCTATATAGTATTTCTTCTAGAGGTGAGTTATGGAACTCACATAGTAGAGATTCAACAGAAGAAAATACAACAAAACATTCTTCATTTGATCTAAAATAGCTTTTTGTAGCTACAGGATCTTTTGATTTAAACTCGTATTGAGTGCCTGAGATAGAACCCTCGCAGCCACATTTTAAAGCTTTGATTGTATACCAAGCACAATCTTTATAACAAGGTAGTTGAGAGTTATTTGGGCATGCATAACCTCGGTAAACAGGAAGCCCCGAGCGATCTCCCCACATTCCATAGTTAGTCGCTCCAGAGATTCCGAATTCTGATACAGAAACAATGTAGCAACCGAGTGGCGTACTGGGGTCAGCATTACCAAAATAGGCAAGTACGTCACCATCTCCAATTATGTTTCCATCTTCATCTTGCGGAGAAGAGTTGTCCTCAAATGAATATTGCTCTACATGACCTGTCGGCCTTAATAGTTGAGAGGAGTAGCATTCAGAAAGAGAAATAACTTTAAACCCTGGGGTTGGGGTCGGCCTTGGCGTTGGCGTTGGTGTTGAGCGTGGAGTCGGTGTTGGTTCTGGCGTGGGAGTTGTGGCGTAAGCGCATATATCGTATTGATCGCAGCAATTTTGCCCTGTCGGACATTCAGAACAACCATATTCGTAGTCCCCAAAGTTATACGCTTCTGGGTCATTGCAACCATAACATTCGGAATAAGAACAACTTCCGTCGTCTTTATTGGCGCTTGAGTCGTAATTGCAAGCCCTCGAATCTGTACAGCCAGAAATTCTGTTACATTGCCAATAACAGTTTCCGTTGGTTTCAGCGCTTATTAATTCAGCGCTTGAGTCTGATCCTGGCGGGTTGGCGCCAGCAGGGACATCGATCTCAGAATCCAGATGATAACAGGATTCTGAGCCTGGAGTAGTTGTATCTCCGGTAACAGCTGAGCCTTTAGTTACATACTCGACTTTTACATCAAATGCTGTATTAAGATTTGTAGCTTCCGCTGAGAGGGTTTTTGCTGTCTCGCCAAACGAAAGCGTAGCTCCATCCTGCTCGACTTCATGATCTCCTCCGTAGTCGGTGTAAAGTTTTACTGTCACTACATCGGCTTCATTGGTATATAATAGTGAAACGCCGGTTCCAACATCTGAAATAGGAACTTCTTTGGCGGCGCCATCCTCAATCGTTTTAAGAACCATAGTTTCTGGACCGCTAGAGCTTCCGCTAGTATCTAAATAAAAATCTTCTTGCGCATTTTTTATACAAATATAATCATGGCGAGAATCTGATTCTGAGATAATCTTATCTCCGTTTGACTGATCGGTTGGATCATTAGAATCTAAATCTGAAGAAACAGGGAAATTTTCATTATCGGGCTCTGCCCCTGAGCTGTAAAAAATATTTTTTCGTCTATAGTAGCAATATTGTGAACCGTGAGAGTAGGCTAGCTTTCTTTTTTTGTGATAAAGGCTGCTTTCTTTTGCAAGGTCATCGCAGTGGCTTTTTTCATAATAAGTAAAGTTTTCGAAAGCTGCTGGGCTGCCACCCGTCCAATCATGATCAAATATTTCATGACTTTCGTTGCCCTGATATTCGAATTTATGTAAATAAGAATAGGTTTTTCCTGGAACCACATTGTCGACGGAAACTATCCATGGATCGTTAATCTCATCTCTAACTGGTTTGCCGCCAAGACAGTGGCAACAAACCTGCTCTTTGATTGTATACCACCAGATATCTTCCCTTATGTATTTTGGGGTTGGAGTTGGACTGTAGCAATCTGTTGCAGAAGAATCTCCACAATTATAACAATTAGTGCTCTGGCCTCGACCAACGTATTTCAAATTTGTATTACTCCAGTCTTTTATTGTGTAGAGAAAGGCTGAAGACTCAACGCCTCCTTGTTCGGGGGGTACAATCTTGAAGCATTCTCCTTCCGAGCCTCGATTGCTGGTAAATATTTGATTGTTTAACCAATGTCTAAGATCTTGAACGCTTAGATTTGGAGGAGCTCCACTTGTTAAATTAGACATGAACGCACCCAAATAAACCAAAAGCTTATCGTTTGAGTCTGAGCATTCACTTTCTGAGTTGCAACTCTGGATGGTGATAGGGGTAACTTCTTCAGGGTTACAATCTTGAAGAACTGTGAAGCTGGATTCTGAAGCTGTAATAATTTTTGGGTTAGAACCTTCTAGGCTTATGGGTCTATAAATATCTGGTACGCCCGTGAAATTTGATTGAAAAATACAGTCTGAGCTAAGTCTGTAACCATAAAAGTCTGATTGGCCAGAAATTTTAAAAAGAACTCCAGAATTAATAAACAAGGTCGAATTTATACCTGCAGACTCGACCCAAACTACATTACTTGCGTTGCTTTGTGGGCAACCTAAAAATTTCCAGTATCTTGTATTAGCCATAATTGTTATTCCTCTTCTATCCGCATGGCATATTCGCCATAGCTTACTTTAGAATATAGTATATTTCCCGTTTCACAATTTATATACTTAAACCAAGTACTATCTTTATTTTTGCAAGAATTAAAATCGCATGGCTCGCAGTCGGTTGACCCAGTTGGACAATTTTCAGTTGCATTGTCCATGAAGTTGCAAGCAGTGCTGTCCATGCATCCCTTTGTGTATAAACATGGAGAGCATCCTGTGGTTGCTACCGCACTATCATCGCAATCCCGAGTAGCAGTGTCATCAAAATTATCGGCTTTTTGATCTGTACAGCCATAGCAGTTATAATGACACGAACCACTCTCTTGTAGTGTAGCGTTTGAATCGTAATTACAAGCTTCAATATCCATGCATCCGTAACAGCTAAAGTCGCAATCATCAGCTTTACTGTTTACCTCTGAGCATTCTGAAGCAGAAGAATTATAATCGCAGGCATCTGGATCAGTGCAGCCTTCTTCAGTATTGAGCGAACATTGTGCATCACCTTTGTTCCAATCAAAACTTCCTGAAGCCTGCGCGGTTTCTAACCTGTTATAAGTATCACATTCTCCGTCCACCGGTTGAGGATTAATAACTGCACTCCCCAAACCAAGATAGTCAACTCTGACCGATGTATTATTGTAAAGATTTCCATCAAAACTAAACTCAGCAAAATCCCCCGGAGAAAGAATGAATGATTCATGATAACGTTCTCCGTAAGCAGACACGAAATATTCGCAACTTAATAAAATTTGTTGCGTATCTTTGCCTGGCGTAGGAGTTGGGGTTCCAAAACTAGGTTCTTTATAAATAAAATTCTTTTTACACTCTGGAGACTGTAAATTAGTTTTTTTAGATCTAAATGGAATCATTCCGTTGGTATTCCATTTTGAATAACGAGTATGCCTCTGAGTCTCCCCTTCTTTTAGTGGGGGCATGTCGCAGTTTTTCGTCCAAGTCACATCGTGTCCAGTATGATAGTCAAAACGATCTTCTTGATAGCGAATAGCTTCCCTCAGGCCTTTTGGTCGATCCATAAAATTTTCAAAATCGCAAATATATTCTGAATCTGAGACAGCATTTAAAAAATCTTTACTTAAGTAACTTCTGGACCCAATCAACAAATATCTCGAATAAGAATTTTCGTCAGAAAGAAAAGCCATGACTATTTTATCAAAAAGCTTTAAAGCCGTATCTATAAATTGAATATCTATAGCGACACTACCTTCAGAATCATGCAAGCCATCTAAGGTTTTGAATTTTTCTTCTAAAGAACCCTTTGATGTATAAGAAAATAAATCTAAAATTTCGTCTTCCGTTTCAATATTTAAGATTTTATCTCCAATTAAATCTGACGAACAGGATGCTTCTGAAGTTGAGTCGAAAAAACTTAAGAAGCTTGCAGAAGAATTTTCTGTTGAAGGAAAAACACTCGAAAAACTTTTACTTTCGACTTCAATATTATAACTTCCCGAAGATAGTATTGACGAAGAGTGGTTAAAGGATGATAAGGTTATCGTTCCAAAAACATTAGATTCAAAAGTCTTTACGTTTCTAGATACTTCATTTAAGTTTTTACTTTGTAAATCTGAATCCCCTAAAGAGCCTGAAATAAAACTTTTTGAAATTTTGCTGGAAGATGCATCGTGGGAATTTTGCCCTGAACCATAAAGGATGTTGTCTTGGCCCAGCAATAATAAGAATGCTTTCTTGCATTCAATTTTTTTGAAGTTTGAGATTCCGTTTATTTCTTCGAACCGACCAAACCTAAAAGAATCTTCAAGTGAGCTGTAGAAATTTCTAACATCATTATTGTTAACGTTTTTAAACTCAGCTGTAGTGGTCGCTTTCTGCCCATATTTTAATAAACTACGAGGATTATTAGAAAAATCTGAATTACTTAAACTAGGAATTTGGTTGTAATTATTAAACCCGCCCACAAAAACTTTTCCGTTTCCGCATAATATTGCAGAATTAAAATCAGATAGTTTTACAGATTTTATTCCGCCAAATTCTTTATGTGGGACATAGCATATCATAGACTTATTTGAAAAAACGTCTAGTTCTTGAGAATTTGAAATACCTTCTCTGATTGTTGATAAATTATCAAATTGAAGAAATCTTCCCGAACGAACTTGAGTCCCCATTCTACCATAGGTGTTGTCTCCAACCCCTATTAAGTGGTCAACTCCCTTACCTTTAGAAGCAAAAATTGAATTTTTATATCCAGCCGAAAAGCATTTTATGCCTTGCGCTATTTTTTCTGGAGTTTTATAAAAATTATTATTCGAGCTAAGACCCAAAGCAAAACTTTCATTACTTCCAAAACCCCACAAGTCTAAATCTTCATCGGAAAACAAAACATGAGAAAAGCCCACCGACAAATCATTTATTTTTTTATTTGATTCATATATTGTGTTTTCATCTAGCTCTGCAAATTCACTTTCTATTTTTTCTATAGAATATGTATTTTTTTCTGTATCATAAGCTGTGCAAAAAACCCCCATTTCTCCAGAATGTATTTCTAAGCATTGTTTATTAATGTTAATTTCTGTTATCTTTTCCTCTCCATTGTCTTTATGGAGCTTGTAAAGTTTTTTATTTTTAATTAAATAAATAGAATCTTTAAAAGGGGTAAATAAATTTTTAAGTACAGTTTCTTGAATTGCTGGAGTGGGCGTATAGTAGGTTGAGAAATTTACAACTTCCGGAGAAAATGATCGCCCTTTTGGGTTTCCATTTCCTAACTGACCAAAAGCGTTTGAGCCTTGAGTTAAAACATTTCCAGAATTATCAATATAAGCTGAGTGGTGAAGAGAAGTTGATATGGATTTAAACGCGGAAGAGCCTCTAGCCTCAACCATGTATCCTTTTTCCCGAGAGAGGCCGTAGTCATTTCTACCAAGAAAGTAAATCTCCCCCGCCCTGTTAAGGATTAATGATGATTCCGAAGCCCACGAGCTAGAAACATCGCTCAATTTTTGACCATTGAATGAAGACATTAAAAACCCAGAAACCTGATGTTCTCCAGATTCATTTATGGATAATATTGGTCGACTTGGGTCAGTCGCAAAACTTCTAAGCTGACCTTTTTCGCTATCTCCAAAACCCCAGAGAGCATTTTGTTTAATAAAGATTACATGATCTTTTCCAGCTGCGCACCGAGTGACATTAGAATCAATAAGATTTAACTCTGTGTTATTATGTTTTCCTCCCTGGATATAAAGTTTATTATCTTTTATAAACGTTATGAATTTTAATCCAGAACAAACTTGAGAAACTCCGCTATCAAGAATTTTAATTGGAGTTGAGAACTGCTCTGAAGAATTAAAGTGGCAAACTTTAAAACTTTCGTTTAGCCCCAAGCCCCACAGTGATCCATCTGATAATATATAATGAGTTGAGTGGGCGCCCGCAGAGGCATTTCTGACAGATCTATTACCTTGATCTTTTGAAGGGTCGTAGATTTTTACAAAATTTTCAAAAACACTTAAATTATTCTGGCCAAGCTGACCGAAAGCATTGGATCCCGAGCCCCAAAGAGAGCCATCTTCTTTTATTACTAAAGAGTGATCTTTTCCACAAAAAACTTCTTTACTAGGGATTGAGCCTTCTCCAACCGAAATAGGGGAAAAATCATAAACGCTATCAATTTCGCTTCCAAGTCCTATTTGCCCGTGGCCATTATCTCCCGAGCCAAAAAGAACTCCAGATTCATTAATATACATCGTAAAATCAACGCCTGAACTAATTTTATTTTCATTAAAAACATCTACGCTTAAAGTATTTTTTGAGGCTTTTGTTCTCGGAACTAAGCTTTGCGGGTTAATTTTCGACTCTATTATAGGAGTTGTTAATTCGTTTGAATCTTTATAAAAATCAGAAAATATTGCTGAATTTGAGCCAGGGTAATAAAGCTCTTCAAAGTCTAAAAAATTAGATCCAAAACCAGATATTGAGTTTCGTTTTTTATTATTCGGTAATTCAAAAAGAGAGCCTATTGAAAGAGCTTTATTTCTAACATCTTTAAAAACATCTTGCATTTTAAACCCGCTGCCTTTATCGTAGAGTTCGCAGTATAACAATCCTCTTTGGTACTCAATAGCATCTTCTATAGAAAGCCTTCCGTCCTTATGATTAAGCTCAAACGTATAGACAAATCCATTCTCAAAGTAGCATTTTGGAATTTTTATTTTATTATTAAGAACGGTGTTTTCGCTAGTAAAGTGAGGGTGAAATTTAAACCTAGAGAAAAACTTTCCAGCCAGTTCTTTTTCCCTTTGTCCTCCGCAAGAATATTCTCCTTCTCCTTTTTCGTTAGGGTAAAGTTCTATGTTGATAAATACAGGTTCTTGAGACGCTGTTCTCCCAACTTCAAATCGGCCTGGAATACTAACCGTCATGTTATTTTTACTATCCAGCTTTAATTTTCCTTCAGGCTGCAAGGTTAACAACTCTACCCCTTGTTTTTTTAGTAAGCAGATTTGATGGTGCCAATTTTCTGATGATCTGCATATAGCCGAACCATCTTCAACTTTCTCCCATTTTTCTAAGCAGGATGCAGGGCTGTATGCCAAATCCGTTAACGAAAGAGGAGTTGAAATTCCGTCAACAATAATTGGATTTGAGGGACTAATCGCTAGCGATTTTTGTTTAATGTCAGACGGATTAATAATTGGAATATTATTCTCGTCCCATCTGTAATCTTTATTTAATAAATTTGAATGTTTTTTTGAATAATTATCTTTGACCCACGTTTTGTATTCATCCGGACTTTCTATCTCCCCCATTATGAAAAAGCTTATATCGCAATCATTAAGACCTCCGCAATTACCTAGAGATTTTGATACAATGCTTTTGTTTCCGCTGTAAGGCCCTTGCAGTTCATTCTGAAACCAAGAATAAGAAAAATTGTTAAATATTCTAGAGTCTATACTTAAATTTCCCCAGTTGAAACTTTTTAAGTTAGCTTCTTTATGTTGATTGTCGTACATCCAGGAATATTCATCTCCCCTAATGTTTAAATCTTTATTTAATATTAACGCAGAGTCTAATCTTGTTGAGCTTGTATTTGCGGGAGCCCAAGAGTAGTACGGCAAGTCTCCGTCAACTTTTACTATTAAGTAGTCATTGCCAAAACAACCAAAGGTTTGGCGACCTTGAGATAATCCAGAGGTTTCTCCCCTCGTTAAAAACCAAGGAGTAAATGAAGAGCCTGACTTATTTAAAATAGACTTTATGTGAAAATCTTCCAAGCTAAAATTCGGATTATTAGTTCCATAAAGCATTTTATCCATGCTTTGAGAATCCTGTTCTGATATTAGCTGTCTATCTTTAAAATATTTTTTTGGAGCCGAACTTGCCGAGATGCTTCGCAGGTAGGGATTGTGTATATCAAATTGACAATAAGGACTTTGTTTTATATTTTTTCTAAGAGAATTTCTATAAAAATAAGCATCTTTAGGGCTAACTCGATATTCACGACTTGAGCCATTCTTAGGCCTCGTGGAAACAAAAGAATAATCAAACTCAGAAAAAGGGGATATTATATAATATTTATAACTCATAAAACGTTTAGGTATCGTAAGTTTGCAGGGTGTCTGGAGGCTCTGATGCCCAATCATCGTCAAAGGCAATTTCTATTTTAGTTCCCGTTGAGCAATGCTCGTAAATATAGCCGCAACTATTGCAAGTCATGCAGGATTCGAAGCTGCTTATATCAAGACCAGGCTGAGATCCCAAATCTTCAATATCTGATTCTTGACATTCATAATAAATACTTGAGGAAATCGAAGCGCTTTCAGCGCATTCTCCGTCTACCTGAACCAAGTAAGTAATATCGACAGTTATATCATTTCCATCTTCATCTTTTACAGTTTTTGTTGTGATGGCACTATCCAGAATTTCTTGCATGTCTTGTCCGGCTTCTCCTCCTGGATCAAGAAATGTAACTGATTTACTCTCTGTACCTGGCAAGTCTGGGCAATCCAAGCAGGCATTCCACGATATGGTGGTATAGTTAAACTTACAAGGATCGGACCCACAGGGTAATGCCACACATTCAAGATCGTTGTTATCGTGAACAGCATCTTCATCATAATTTGCAGCATCTTCATCCTTGCAGCCAAAACAATCACAAGAAGAGTAATTTTTGACATCATCACATTCACCGCAGGCATTTATTACTTCTCCGTTACAGCACTCAGGATCTGGGCTGCCGGTAGGTACGCATTTGCCGCAACTATTTTGCCTAAAATCTCCTTTTTCGTCGAGCTCTACTTCACAATCAGATGGTTCGTAGCCACATTCACCCCATTTTTCTTCCTCTTCTTTTGTGTTTCCGTCGCAATCACAGTCAGATACTGGTGGGTATTCACAAAGATCAGGGTCATAAATTGTACAGTCATCGCAAAAATTACACGCATCTGGATCTCCGCAACCAGCGCAGGAGTCATATTCGCATTCATTGCCATTTGTTTTTGTTGCGCTTGAATCGTAATTACAAGCTGATGAATCCATACAACCATAACAAGAGGAGCTTTCACATCGCGAACATCCAGAAGCATGGTTTTCTGGACAGCTTATTGTGGCAGCATCATCAAAATTACATGCATTTGAGTCCATGCATCCATAACAACTAAAGTCGCAAGAGGATGAATTATCTAATGTACAATCGCTACAAAAATTACACGCATCTGAGTCCATGCATCCTGAGCAAGAATCATATTCGCAGTTGTAAGTGTCATACACAGCACTTGGTTCAAAATTACAAGCGTCAATATCCAAGCATCCTCCAATGCAGCCTGCATTCCAATTCGCACTATTTCTGTATAAACAATCTCCACATTTATCTAAATATTTGCAATAACTACTGTCAGACATATCAAAAGACCCTGAATTGCAAGCATCGGTATCAGTACATCCTTTTGTCGGTTCTGGAGTTGGTGTGGGTAAAGGAGTAGGCGTGGGCTCTGTAGTCTCTGTAGGCGTGGGTAAAGGAGTTGGTGTGGGCTCTGGAGTGGGCGTTGGTTTCGGGGTCTCTGTAGGAGTGGCGTAAATACATAAACTATCGTCTCTTCTGTGCGCAGTTCGATCTACATTTGAAGCTTCTGGATCTCCACATCTAGAGCAAGAATCATACTCGCAGTCAGAACAATCATTTCCAGCGGGGGCTGCTGAACAAGGTTTTGTTATATTGGGGTTTTGAGTAGGACCATTACAAGCAGCAGCATCTGTACATCCAAAGCAATCGTAGGTGCATAAAGCATGGTCTCCCCATTCGTCTCTCACTGGATCTGCATAATTACAAGCGTCTTTATCTGGGCAAGTGTGACAAGAGTCTTCACATACTTCGCAGCCAGAAAAATGACCTTCTGGGCAGGATTTTGTGAAATCTTGGCTGTAGTTACAGGCGTTGTCTCGCATGCATCCATAGCAATCGTAGGTACATTGACCCCTGTCATCTATTGTGGCAGCATCATCAAAATTACATGCATCTGAGTCCATGCATCCTTCGCAAGATTTGAATTCACAAGGCTCGCAACCGAAACTGTCTGAGTTGCCTTGGTTGCAATCGTATAAAAAATCATTATTTTGATCATAATTACAAGCATCTGCGTCCATGCATCCATAACAACTAAAGTCGCAATCATCTGGATTATCTACAGTGCAATCAGCACAAGTATTGCATGCGTTTCGATCTTTGCAGCCAACACAACTTTCCCATTCGCACGAGCCATCGTTTATGGTAGCTGAAGAGTCGTAATTACAAGCGTCTAGTTGTGTGCATCCCGTACAGGATGTATAATCGCAAGTACCGTCATCTTCATTAGCGTGAACATCAAAATTACACGCACTAGCATCTGTGCAACCTTTTACTATGCAAGCGCTTTGACTGTGTTGAATATATCTAGAGTCGTAGTTATCTGCGGAAGCATCTAAACATCCTACGCAGCCAGGATCGCTGGAACTTCCCTCGCAAGAACCATCATCTATAGTAGCCGAAGAGTCCCAGTTGCAAGCATCTGAATCTGTACATCCAATACAAGATCTGAAGTCACAAGGGCCTGGCTCGTTGTAATTACATGCGCTTGAATCTGTGCAGCAATTATAGTCGCATTGAGTATTATCTGAAATTGTGCAGTCGTCGCAAGTATTGCATGCTAGCGGGTCTGTGCATCCAGCACAATCATAATCGCAGGTAGAACTAACTCTACAATCAGCACAAAAATTGCAAGCATTTGGATCTAGGCATCCATAGCAAGGTAGCGAGGATTGGCATCTATCGCAAGCATCTAAATACTCACAAAGACTGTCATCAGATATGTCGAAAGACCCTGAATTACAAGCATTGGCATCAGTACATCCTTTTGTCGGTTCTGGGGTGGGAGTAATACAAGAACTTCCATTCCCTCCGCAAATATCACAAGCGTCTAGGTATTCGCATGAGCCATCGTCTGTTGTCGCATTCGAGTCGTAATTGCAGGCCTCTGTATCAGTACATCCGGCTGAGCCTGGTGTTGGAGTTATGCATGTTGCGTATTCGCAAGAAGAGTCGTCTGTTGTCGCTGTAGGGTCGTAGTTGCAGGCCTCTGTATCAGTACATCCAGTGCAAGTAAAATCGCAACTACTATCGTCAATATCCGCATCAACATCGAAATTACAAGCTTCTGAATCTGTGCATCCATACGCGCAGTCACACGAACCATCATCATCTGTAGCGAGTGGGTCGTAATTAGAACATCTAATATCCATGCAACCCTTAACAGAGCAAGAACTATCATCACCCCCGCAAACCCCACAAGAATCTAAATACTCACATGTGTTGTTGTTAAAATCAGCCGACGAATCAAAATTACATGCGCTTGGATCTGTACAGCCACAATTAAACCCTGGTTGACAACAGCTACCGTCATCTTCTGTTGCGTCTGCGTCATAATTTGATGCGCTTGGATCTGTGCAACCATAAATAGGGCATTCGCTAGAACATTCGTATTTACCATCGCATAAAATGTAGGTTTCTCCTGAACAATCGCAAGGATTTCCCGCAGCTGGCGAGCTGAAAAAAGTTGAACCCCCACAAACTCCACAATCATCTTGCGTAGAAGTTCCACCGCAGATTAACGCGCAGTCATATGAATTGCCGGAACAATCACATAGATCTCCTACTCCCGAGCCAAAGTAAGAAGGGCCATCACAAACTCCACAGTCATCTTTGATTCCTGACGTGCAATATATATCTGCGGCCTGAGCCTTACTGAGGTAATATAGAGGGAGTTCATCAATTAAAATTGTAATTCCTTCTTTTAAGAATTTTTTTTCAGCTTTATTTAATTCTAGAATTCTATCTATTGAGATTCCATATATAGAAGATATGTCATCCAGAGTTTCTCCTTTTGATACTAAATGAGTATAAGACCCTTCTCCTTTGTTAATATTCATTAAGCATTATGCTTTTCTAGAACATTCACTTGAGAATCTGAAGAAGACAAATTTTTAATAAGCACACAAGAGAAATTAAAATTCCAAATATCTGAATAAGCCAGAGGTATATCTCCAGAAACCAAATGATTTGATATAACTGTCCAGTCCCTCTGAAAATTCAAACTTGGTTTGCCATTTGGTAATATTACGTTTGAAGCTAAAATTGTAAAGTCTATATCAGAAGATTCAGATAGCACTTGGTAGCTATGAAGCGTATAAAGTCGAACATCTTTAATTTCGCTATAGTAATCTTTTACGCCTGCAGCTATACTACTATTAACTGTATGAAAAACTTCAGGACCTCTATTGTGGGTTATTTCTACTCTAGACATAATTAATCTTGTTTTTCTTTTTTTAGAGTTTTTGGGTTTGTTTTAGATTCTTCTTTTTTTAATTTTTTAAATTTTGAATCTTTTTTTAATTTTTCCCCATCATTAGAAAGCTCAACTTCTTTTGGCTCGTCTGAATTTTCTTTTAGATTTAAAAAGGGTAAATCTTTTATTTTTGCAGATATGTCTACTAAAAGCTTCATACTAAGTCTCCTTCATGCTGGTCGAAGTCAGCCTTACTGCAGAACCTTGTTAGCTTTGTTCCATCTTCGTCTACAGCTTTAAAAGCATATCTAGTTCTTTCTACACCTTTTTTTGTTTTTTTTGTGTAGACAGACTTTGATACCTTTTCTTCCGAGACTTGAACTTTTTTCTTTGACCTTACGTTATAAAACTCTATCATTTCAGAAAGAGTTACACAGAAAAAAACTTTTTTTTCTTTTTATTTAAAAAAAAGTCAAAAAAGATTTAAAAAAATCTAAAAGTCGTCTTCCAAGCTTCCGCTTTGTTGGTATTCTCTAACCCTTCTTTCGAAGAAGTTACCCATAGCTTGAACATCTACCACTTCCCCTAACCAAGGGAAAGGATTTTTGTCGCTAGGGAAACGGTAATCAAGACCTATAGACTCTAATCTCCTGTTACCTATGTAATACATATAATCTATAAACATTTCAGCATTTAAACCAAGAATGCCAGTTGGCAAAACATCATGAGCGTATGCGATTTCTAATTCAACTGCTTTTTTAATATGCTCTACAAATTCTTCCTGTATTTTTTTGGTCCATATTGATGGGTTTTGCTCTATTAGTGTGTTTATTAAATAAACACCAAATGATATATGTGAGCTTTCGTCCCTTAATGTATATTTTATTTGATCAGAAATTCCTTGAAGTTTATTTTGTCTTCCGAGGGCTAGCAACATTGCAAAGCCGCTAAAGAAAAAAGTTCCTTCGCAAACAATCCAATAAGTTAAGAAATTTCTAAGTATTTCCTGCTTGCCTTCTTTTGAGTTTTCATTAAAGTCTTTTCTGCTAATATCATTAGTAATTTCCATTAAAAAATCATCTTTAGCTTTTATACTTGGGATTGTTTCGTAAGCATTAAAAACCTCATCTATATCTAAATCTAAACTGTCGCATATATAAACTACCGTAAGATTATGAAGACTCTCCTCAAAAGCTTGACGAAGGATGTACTGGCGGCACTCAGCATCCGTAATATATCGAAAGGCAGAAAGAAGCAAGTTATTGCCAACCAAAGACTCGCTTCCAGCAAAGAATCCAAGACAACGTTTAACCAAAAGTTTTTCATCTTCCGTGATTTCATTATTCTTCCATTGTTTTATATCGTTTTGCATGCTAATTTCTGTAGGCATCCAGTTGTTTGCGCAACTTTTTAGAAATAAATCCCAGGCAAATTTATGTTTATGTGGTAAAATTCTATTTACCCCTGCAATGTTTTTAGTTAAAAGCTCTCCCGTTTTTTCTTTCATATTTAAAATATATATCGTTTTGAAATTATATAAAGATCACTTACTTTATCACAATAAAGCAAAAATGTCAACAAAATTATATAACAGTTATCTTCCCAAAAAACCAAGCTTCTTGGCCTGCCGCAGCTGCAGTATTGAATACCGCATAATAATAATTACCTTTTGTTAATGCGCCAACCGTTATTGTCTCGTTTTCTTCCGCTCCATTATCAATTGTGAAACTAGTTTCTAAATCTAGAGTTTCGCTTTTGCTTGGTTCGGTTTTTATGAAAATTTTAGTGTTAGCTATTTTATTAGTAATAAATATTACATCTCCATCTAAGTAAATTAAATGAATAAGTTTGTTGAATAGATAGGCATTTGGAATTGATCCAATTCTGTCAGACTTTTGCGTTATCGTTGCTGTTGATGAAGTTGTTCCATTTGCAAATAAAAAGTTGCCTGATGCAGGAAATGTGGGAGAAAGTAGATTTAAAGAGAAGGCAAACGCCTTCTGTTGAATGTCTTTTTTGATTCCTGCTAGTGGGTCTGAAAGTTCTGATACGGCAACAATATTTTTATCAAATCTAGTTATAAGGGTGGACCCTGAGCTTAATGCAAGTGAATATCCACCACTTAAGGCCTCATATGCTTTTTTTCCCTCCCACTTACAATCAATAGCTTTCCAGTAACCACCATAGTTGGAAGAAGCGGTATTCCACTGAAACTCAAAGATTTCTAATTGCCCTTTGAGGGAGGTACAAATGTCTGAGGTGAATTCACTATCCGCCGCAAAAAATCTTCCTCTTCCCCAAAAACTTCTATTCCCTCCGACAGCTTTTATAGGTTTGGAGACATGGTTTGTAGGGACTTGTCTAATCTCTTTTTCGGCAATTAATTTTCTATTAACATCGTCTTGAGTTAAAGTCCACATTTCAACGTCATTAGCACTGGCGCTAGTTAATAAAGCGTAAGAAGAATCATAAGCAATATTAGCCACAATCCGATTTGTTATGTTTGTTGCATTTCCGTTTGGCAGTTTATATCTCAACCAAGACTTAGCAGGTGCGCTTGTGGAGCATCCACTTGACATTGAAGTTTTGTTAGAGGAGTCATTCATTTCCTGAAGAAAGTTGGCCGCCGTAGTCGTAAATTCCTTCCAGGCAGAAGAATTGGTATCCCAAATTGAGAAAAGGGTAATCAAATTAACAACAGTTACTTTGCTAGATGGCAGCCCTGTGATTGTAGAAAATGTGGAGCTGGCACTAAGTTGAGTGTATCCCCAGCTCATA